TTTCACTGCGATTCAGCCGAGAATTTATTATAGTAAGGATTTCCGCTTTTGTAATAGCCATATAATCAATACCTCACCCCCGACCTCGGCGGACCGCCCACCGAGGCCAGGGGGATCACCAAACGACAGCACACAGATCACCCACCATCAGCCCAAACGCCAACCTGCTCAGTAACAGCCCAGCCATCAGCAGAAAAATAGGTGAGCGTCACGTAGTCGCCCTTATTTGCGGTAGCACCCGTGTTGGTGAGCTTATCACCAGCATCAAGTGCAGCAGCAAGGCCACAACCGCCTGCAATCCAGTCGTCGTCGTTTACATCAACATGAATCTCAGTACCATCGGGACCGATATTCATAATGGTGTACGTTTCCCCGACCGCAACAGCGGGTAACGTAATAACAACCGCAGCAGTATCGACAGTAATTAACGTCCCGATATCAGTTGGAGAGGTTAGCGTGTAACTTGCACTATGATTCTCGGTTATACGACCATCCTGCGTAACTTGGCCTACAGTTGTAATCGTGCCTCTGGCGTCAATCGTGATATCGCCATTGGCCGCACCGTCAGCATTAATGAAAACGCCGCCGTCAGTAGTCTCAAGAATCAGAGCATTGCCGGCAACGGTTCGCGTACAGTCGATCTTGAAATCGTCAGCCGACTCGCCAAACGTCATCGTAATCTCAGCGGTATCACTGAAACTCAAGACATCGTCGTCATTGAACCGCACGTCAACGCCGTCGAAGAACATAAGGTCGCCACTGGCGTCGATATTGATAATACTGGCAGCAGTCTTGGTATACCACAGCAGGTCAGAGGTATGAGCCGCATCGCCAACACCGATAATCGCGGTGTCAGTAGTAAGGATCGGGATCAAGTCCAACCTGTCAGTCGTATCACAATTAACGGCCCAGTCTGTAGCGTCGTCGATACCCTGGAAGATCAAAGTAGAACCTTCGTTGAGAACAATTATCGCGTCCTCAAAAACCAGTTCATCTTCACTCTGATCCCACATCATGTAATTGCCGGCAGTGTCACCCCAGAACTTAATGTCAATACCAGTTCCGGTCACACCAGCCGTAATAGCACCGGTAAACGTGGCCGTGCCTGAACAGCTAATTGCACCGGTATAGGCCGTTGCACCAAGAACACCTTCATTTCTTGACAGCATTAACCGATGATCGGTACTAGACAGCGTGTAAACCTTGACGGCATGGCCGGTACTGTTGTTCGTGACTTGAATGTCACACGTTGACTCGCCGTACCAAAACGTAAAATCGCCATCCGTTTGGGTAGCAAGCTCGTCAGTTATAAGTGTTTCCTTCGAAGCGTCAGTATATATGCCAGTAGTGGTAATCGCTGCACCACCGGCAGTATAAACCAACATCGTCGTAGAATCAGTCACCAGATCACCGAACTCGTCGGTAACGGTGAACGTGTACGGACGCAACCCATAAGCGCCAAATGCCTGAGTTGTTACACACGCAATCAAAATCAAAAATACAAGCGACTTTTTCATGTCAGTTTTCCTTTACTTTCAAAAATATCAATTGAACCACAACCATGCCTAGTCAGTCAGGCACAACCTGAGTATCAACAACCATTACGCCATAGTCCTCACTGTTGAGGACCGGCTTGGAAACGGCCAGGATCGCTCCGACAGCAATGCCCCACTCGTCGCCGTAATCGAATTCCTTGGCCTTGTAGTATGGAAGCTCGCCATAGGCATGAACGGCAGCCTGTGCCCCACAGAACAGCGCACGGGCACCCTGTACACCACTGTCAAGATCATCGCCGGAATCGAAATACTCGGAAACTGTAGAAGCACCTTCACCGAGCCGCATCTCGATCTTTTCCCATTCGTGGAGAATAACGCCGTCCCACTCACCCAACATGCCAGTAAAGATGGGGTTCTTCAGACCACGAACGCCGGCGGCAGACTGAATATCCTTCCATGCTGTTTCAGCCTTGAGAGCCTTTACCTGAAGGGGATGCAACAACATCACGTAAAACGATTTCCCTTCGATAACGAGAGGCCGAATGATCGGCTCTACCAGCTTCGCTTTTCGCTTGACGGCTTCGATAACTTTCGTGCCGAATATTTCATCGGTAGCAGTTGCCCCGAATTCGGAATCCAAATTATTGGTAGTGTGCGTCAATACGCCAGCCGCCGTCTGACCGCCAACCCACTTACGATTCGTGGACGGAGCTACAGCCGCCAAATTGCCGTCAGAACTGGCTATGCCGGACAGTGCCGCCAGGGTGTAGTTGTCGATCTTATGTGCCAGCCACGTACCAAGCGCGGGCTTGGCCTTGGCCTTGGCGTCGAAGATCACACGTCGATCGGAGAGAGTACCTTCACTGCGGACTGCATGACGAACCTTGAACAGCTCTACCGCAAAATCGTAGAACCGCAAAGCTTCCTCATTACCTTCAAGATTATCATCGCCAGTAATTCCATCCCCAATCAACGGGGCCAGCATAGCGAATGTAACCTTGTCGCCTTTCTTCTTGCGGAAATCGCCCTTGAGCTGAACCATAGAGTTTGAATCTGTGGATACCGTTACGCCCTTGGAGCTACCGTCATTCTTGCCAATGAACTTACTGAAAAAACATTTGAACCGAGCGTACTGGAACATAACAACGCTCCACCGCTCGACTCGTAACGCATGACTGGTTGAAAATTCTGTTTTTGCCATTTAACTAACTCCATCTTGGACAGCTACCCGCCGTCCAGGTCTTTTTCGATGCCTGCCATTAACTCCTCTTCTGATGAATCAATAAGTTTCATAATGTCGCTGACAGACTCCAATTCGTCCTGGCGACCACCGCCAGAATCGTTTTTACCACTACTGATTTTTGACAGGAGCATGTCATTACGCCTAGTATCGAATCGTTCTCGGATGGCAGGACAGTACATCGTTGAGAGATCGTAAAGTTCCTTGGCAGGGTCTTTGGACAGCAATGCCGCCGCTAAAATGGCTGGCTTGTTTTGCTGTAGCCACGGAAGACCTTCACCCAGAACGGCAAGAGCGTCTAAGCCCTTACCGGAATTCTCAACGGTGTGAGTCTCTTTAAGAGCTTCGATAGACGTGTTCTCACGATCTGTCTGCTCTTGCTGAGTTTTTTTCTGCTGTTCTTCCTGCTGTACCTTGTCACGCTTGGCTTCTTGACGAGCCATATAAGCCCGAACTTCAGCTTTTGACATAGGCTCGTCGTCTTCGATATCGTCAACAGCATCTTCGTCAACTTCATCGTCGCCATCTTTCGATTTGCCAGACAAGGCAGCGGCAGTCAAATCCTTATTCGTCTGCCGCTGTTCGCGAAGTTCATTAACGACGCCCTGAAATGCCGGCGACTGAGCTACCTTATCGTGAGGTAACGTAGCCGCATCGACTTTCGACCAGTCAATGTCTTCAACCTTCTTTTCTTCGGATTCGTTATCCGATTTCTTTTCAAGTTCTTCTGTTGACTGATCTTTACTCTCTTCAGTATGTTCGTTTTCTTCAAACTTCACTTCATCATCCACAGTGTTCGAGTTCAGTAATTCTTGTAATGCCATTGCTCCATCTCCTAATCTGTTCGGGTCGGAGTTGACCCGCTACCATCGATACCCTCGATGTCAGGGATACCCACGAACCCCTCGTGGTCAGGGACACGCCCACATGGGTGAAATTTATTGTTGTGGCGGTGCAGCCGCCATCATCTCTTGCATCTTTTGCTTCACTTCCTCTTTCCTTGGCCAATCGCTCATATCCACCAGCAGATCCGGCGGAATTGGAACGCCCTTACCTACCGCGTCAAGAATCTGATTAAAGTATTCCATGCGAAGCGTTGGAGAGTTTTGACCTAACTCGACTTGAATTCCATATCGCCCGTATTTCATTACGTCCAGTTCGGGTAATGCAATCTTTGCACCACCTTGACCGTCTGGAACCAAGAATTCGGTAATGTTTTTCTCGTCAATAATCGATTCAATTTCTTCTTTGCTGTAAATGTCAGTCTTGCGAATAATCTCCCAAATGAACTGGCCAAGCGTACGTTGCGTGCGCTTGAAGTTGTCGAATATCGATTCAATGACAGTCAAGCCAGCCGCTTGACGAATCATCCTTGCTTTGCCAGACTCAGAATGCTTATCGTTCGTACCCATCAGGTCAGGATTGAC